GGCTCGAACCGGAGAGGTGGATGAGTGGTTTAAGTCGCACGCCTGGAAAGCGTGTTTAGGTTAATAGCCTAACGCGGGTTCGAATCCCGCCCTCTCCGCCAAACTTCTCTGATTCGATTGAGTTTTCTGATGGGTTTCGGTAGCTTCCCATCAATCGTCCCATCAATCGACACCCAATCTACCGGGCGGTGTGCTTTGGTGCAAGGTTCGATGCTGGGTTAGCGGCCATGATCACGCTAGCAAGTGAACTTATAGGTATTAACGCCGGACGAGGCGACCTCGGTTCTGAGTGACTGGCCCTGGCCATAGCTCGTGGAGTAGTAATTTCCTGCGTGAGATGCGAATAGACGCGTCGCTTCAGCATCTGGGTGACCGTATTGATTGTCCACGCCCGCACTGATTAGAACGACTTTGGGGGCGATCTTCACAATGGTTTGAGCCGAGATGCCGTTCTTCGAGCCGTGATGCGGAGCTGCCAGAACGTCAGCTGCTAACGCGTCCCCAAAGTAGTAGACGATCGAGCTCCAGCGATCGTTCTCTGTATCGCCGGTAATCAGATAGGTCGCCTTGGTTGATAGCTCTTTGACCTTGCAAACGAGAGAGCAATTGTTTGACGAGGTCATATCGGCAGCGTGAGGTGAGAACACTTCGAACTCGAACTCCGAAGAGAGTTTGCTGTAAAAGCGAGTGTCGTTCTGAGAGAGGGAGACCGAGCATCGAGCGAACTTCGTCTGAGTCTCGAAGGTTTCGATAATCGAGAAACAAGTGTCTGCTGTTTGTGTCTTCTTGAAGTATTTGGGGTACATGATCCAGTCGGGTCGATACTTATTTAGAACAATGCGCAATCCGACTTCGTTGAAGTGGTCGGCGTCGAAACCGGTGACGATTAGCCCGATCAATTCCTTGCCTTGAAGAATTGTGGCGAGCGCCGACTTGACATTGATAATGTCGACGGTCGGGTTGAGTGGTACATACGTGTCTACGATGAAGGCTTGAGACTTCCCCGTTACGACAACAAACTGACCCTGGCCTACGTTCAGCGTGAAGATCTCCATAGTTTTTCCTTCTGTTGGCGATCTAGCCTAATAATCCAGGGTTGGTTAGCTTCACTTATTGCTCCTTTTGTCTGACTGAGGCAAGAGTGCCCTCCTTATCCGTACAGAGATGTAATCGGTTTGCTTTCTAAATGACCATACGAACAGTACGAGCAAAAGCACAATTGCTGCCTGCAAAAAATGGTCTGCAATGCTTGGAAAGCGCTTCTGGATCGCATCCGCCCCAATCAAGAGCAGGACGCACAGGAACACAGACGCAAGCGTCCTGAACATGTTGTTCTGTTCTGACAAGGTTTCTATTTTTTCGTCAATCTTTGATGCAGCGACAAAATCGGCATATGGCGCAAACTGAACGAACTTCGTCCACCGCAGAAACGCCTCTAATAGCAATGAGCCGATCCGGCTGACCACCACGCCGTAAAGGTAGTAGACAAACACCCCGATCACGATGTCATCTAAGAGCAGTGGGAATGATGTTGCACGGGTGCCGGCCGCGGCAAAAATGACCCCTGGGAAGAGGTAGTTGAAGATGTTATACGAGGAGAGCTTGTCGATTAGGTCTTTCATGGCCCGGAAGTCTACGCTTGCCTAACGGGGGGGATAAGCTGGGGGACACCTGACGCGCAATGTAGGGTTTGCCTGACTTCGCGCCTTGGGAGTCGCGCCGAGCAAAGCGGATTCCGAAGGGGTAACCTTGCGCAGTCTGTAAGGGTTCAGGGGAGAGCCGCATGCATATCGATTGGGCGATAGTTTTCGCAACAATTGCCGGACCAATTCTCGCAGTGTGGGCTTCCGAATGGCGTCAGCAACGACGTGCCTTGCGCGAACGGAAAGAATGGGTGTTCCGGACCCTAATGAGCACCCGTGCGGCGCGGCTTCGTATTGAGCATGTGTCGGCAATAAATCAGATCGACTTTGCCTTTCCGCGTGAATCGTGTGCAGCTGTTCAAGATGCCTGGGGCCTATACCGACAGCATTTGCGACATCCCGACTCAACTTCCGAGGATGAAGGTGTTCGTCGAGGATGGCAAAACAAGGCGAACGATCTGATTGCTGATCTGTTGCATCAGATGGCGTTGGATTTGGGTATTGCCTTTTCCAAATCCGAAATTACAGACAACTCCTATTATCCAGATGCCTACCTACTGGACGAGCTTGAACAAAGAGCAATAAGACATTTTGTTCTCCAAGTCCTTAAGGACGGGCGTCCAATTACTGTCCGCGCCGCCAAAGACTGAGACCCGTGGAATCTTTAGCCAAAGTTCTCGATTTCGTCGGAAAGTATTCCTGGGCGGTTTTGGTCGTCGTCGGGTTCGTGTTATTCATTCCGAGCGACGCCGCCCGTCAAATTGGCCTCGACACTCTAAGGAGCACATATAAAGGGCCGCTTTGGATACTCCTAGTGCTTTCCGCTACGGTTTGGCTAGGCGCCGTCTTCCGATACTTCGACAAGAAGCTTTTCGACAATTGGCTGACACATCGCGCGGAGGAAAAGCGCCAGGAGAAGAATCACGCGCAGTTTCTTCAGAACCTCGGCCTGAGACTCAATAGCCTTGATCCCTACGAGCTCATGTGGATCAAATACTGCCTGTATCACAACGTTCAATCGTTGGCTGCGCAACTGAGCAACAGCACGGCCCAATCCCTGAACAATAAGGGCATCGTTAAGCGGGGCTCTGGCAGCATCCTTGGCTTGCCGTTCCATATCCCCGACGATGTGTGGCGGTACCTACTCGAACACGCCCGCGACTTTCTGAGCGACGAGGAGAGGCTAGACCCGATGCTCGCTCACCAACTCGAGCGGTTTCGCAAATCGTTGGTAGATGAATGGTTTGAAGGGTGACCTAGTTAAGGCGCTTCGAGTGGCGCGCACAGCGCCGCGATCAGCTCGTCCTCGCCGTCGCGGTTCATCACCGCAAGATGGATGTGCTCGCGATCGATCACCCCGTATTGCGCCAGCAGTTCCCGCGCGAATGCGTGTTGCTGTAGGGCCAGTGGCGCCAGGAGCGATCGCACCAGGGGATCGCGGCTGGCGCGGCTTTCTCTTAGAAGTTGGAGGTAGTGGGCGCAGCTGCTGGCCGCGTGGGCGAGGCCGACGTCATCAAGGGGTTGCCACAGGTCCTGCCGCTTTAGCCGGGCCTGGAGGCGGGCAAAACAGGCCCGGGTTTCGGGGTCGATACCGGGGGGAAAGGGGTCAGGGGCCGTGCTCTGCTCGGTGGGCGCAGGAGGGGCGGTTTTCTCAACGATTTTCATGGGTCTGGTGGCCGATGACGCGCGGCGTGTTTTGCGAATCGGTTGGCCGGGTCTTTTGCTGTGGGGGTCGACCAGCCGAGCAACCCGAGGGCGCCGTGGTAGGCCTTAAATTGGCTCAACAGGGCCGCATTCGGTTGCATTTCGCGGTTTGACCCTATCGCGACGAGCTTGCCGTGGAGGGCGCACAGTTGCGCCAGCAGACCGAGATTGCCCGCAGTAAGGAGCTTGTTGACCGTCAAGATCGGTGCGAGATCGCCCCAGTAGCGTCGCGCCTCCAGATCGGTGAGCCATGCAGGAGGGGTCGGCACCACATTCAGGGGGGCAAGGGTCGGCGTTGAGGCCGTGTCGCGGTAGGGTCGAACCGTGCCCTTTAGCAGCCGTAGAGATCGCGGAGTTCGATTTGGGCCGGGCATATCAGAAGTTTCAAACCTGATCGTGGAAAAAAGTTGGCGGGTGACGGTCCTCGACGCACAAGCCATTCCTAAAAATCAACGGCCCCCGCCCCCGCTCAATGCAACGTGCGCCGCTGCGTCTGCTGCTTGGAAGCATCGACATCGACGTCGTAGGTATGGAAGGCGCGGAGCATTGCGTCTCGCGCTTCACCGTCGACCACGCGGAGAGAGATTTTCTCCGGGTTCATCGAGCGCACCAATTCGATCGCCTCATCCGTCGACGCGACATTGATCGGGATCTCTTGTCCGTCGGCGCGGCGGAGGAGGACGACGAAGTGCCTAACAGTGCCATCCGACTCGATGACGGCTGCCACGCATTCCTCCGGATCGCGTTCAATCTCGATGCTCATAGCGCCCACCTTTCGAATAGAGCCGCGTCCGAAGTCATTCGGATGCGCGCAACCGCTCGCGCTCCAGTTTGGAGACTCGCTCCTCGAGGTCCGCGAGAAGTTGGTCGGCGGATTCGCGTTGCCTCGCCAGCAGTGTGATGTGCTCCTTGAGCGGCGCAAGCGATCGCCCGACAAAATCCTTCACGGCGCTGACCGTCCCTTCCGCCAGCTGCTTCATTGTCGCGGGTGTCATGTGCGCCTCAGTCGATCAGTCCGTTCAGGACGGCTGCGAAGCCTGGATTGGCGAGCTTCCAGTTGATAACGCGCGAGCCGCGCATGGCCACGGAATCCGTCTGGAACATGCTTACCAGCGTCGTGGCGGTTGGGGTGGTGATGTCATTGGTCGGGTTGTCGAGCATTTGAATGGCAGCGTTTTTGCTCGCCTCGAATTCGATCCCGGCGGGATCTTCACCGACCCAAAGTTTGCTCGCGTCGATCAGGATGACCGAGCAAGTGCTCGGGCTGCCGCCGTGTGGCACGCTGCCACTGACAATCACCGGCAATCCGAGTAGCGTCCCGCCTCGCACGCTGATGTTGGGATAGGCGCTATCGCCGTTCGCGTTGCGCACTCGCGAGAGGAACGCCGCCGTGATGGAGTGCATGACCCAGTAACAAGCCATGAGATCGGACCCACGGGCGATGACCGACTCCTGCAGCTTGCCCAGGTCGGCGTCGATCAGCAGCGCCGTCGATCCGCCCGAGGCGAAGGCAGGAGCGGCGTTCGTGATCGAAGCGGGCTTCACACCGGCGATACCCGCGTTCGAAGGGTCGACGAAGTCGGCGTCGGTCGCATTGACGATCGCGGCGGACGCGTCGCGTGAGAGTGTCACATCCGCCGCCGGGTCCGCGCTACGCGCGAGCTCCGCGTCGACCACCCAAAGCGCCGAAACTTTCAGCCGAGTCAGTGGCGTTGCCAGGCGCGTGAAAGCGGCCTTGCTCACTGGCGCCGGCTTGCCCTCGCCGGCCCAACTGGCCGAGAGGCCGCTGTTCATAAACGTCAGCGCCGCAAGGTCCAATGGAATTGGGTTGCGCTCCGCGAGTCTATCGATGATCGTGCGCTGCCGCGGGTAGAGAATCAGTTCGTTGCTGGTCGGTCCCGTCCAGATGCCGGTGTTGTCGGTTGTAGTGCCGCCGGTGACCGCGGCCATCATGGCTTGGTATGCTCCGCGGCTGCGCGGGCCGCGAGCCGAGAGGAAAGCCGCGGCGTCGGCGAGATCGCCCTGGGCGAGCGTGAGCGCGCGGATGATTTCCGTGGTGACGTGATAATCCGCGAGCTGCACGGGGCGGTTTGGAGTCATGGTCATTCACCTTTGGTGATCGAGGATCACCAGATATTCAGCGTCTTTTGGGCTTCCCTCCCTCATCAGGATGAAGGGCCCGCCAGATCGCCGAGGGCGTGTGGTGAGACTTCGGTTTCGTCACTTCGAAGTAGTCGCGCTCAAGATTGCCACCGCGCTGCAACCACTCCAGTAGCGCCCCGCCTACCCACAGTCGTGCTTGACGGCTGGGCAACTCGCCCTTTAACAACGCCTGTGTTACCTCGCCGATCAGCCTCACCCTCCCCTCGCGGGTAAGAGAGGCCGGAGGGGCACCGATACCGAGCGCCTTAGAGAGCGCCGTGGGGTCAAACGGTTGACTCACAACGATTCCTTTGCCCGAGACACCGCTGCCACCACTGAATTACCCCTCTCCGGAAATGAAAATAAAAATAGAAAATCAAAAATATCTAAGAGGGGTAACCTAGTGGTGTCAGAGGTGTCTCCACCGCTGCCACCACTGAATCCCCGATTGAGGAAGTTGGATTTTCTGATGCCTCATCCCGCGATTCCTCATAGGGGAAGACGCCCTCATTGATCGTGAGTGAATGCGTCTGCCGCGCCCATCAAGATCGCGTTATCGACCCCGATCAGGCCGAAGATCGTGTGCAACCGGCTCTTGATCGACCAGCGGGTCTCCACCTTTGCCCCTGCCTCACTAGGCGTCTTTTTCAGGAGCGCTTGGTACCCCAACTCGCGCATAACCGAACCGATCACATTGCCGTTCCTCGTTTTGTCCCGGATCGCCTCAACCTCGCCCCGGCCATCCTTGCCCTCCGCGTTCACCATCCGTTCCACCACACGCAACGTGTGGTCCCAGGTCACCACGTAAGGCTTACCCTCCGGTGATCGCTGATGCAACCTGCAGCCTTTCCCGATCTCTTCTATTGCGGCCAGAAGCAGACTGTTCGCCGGGCGCAAGTTCGCGGACGCCACACGCCGGAACGAGTCGGTCTTAGGCGGCGGCGCTTTCGGATCAAACTTCGACAGATCGCGCTCGCGCAGAAAAGCCGCAACGTGACCAAAACCCTCGTCCCGATACCACAGCCAAAGGTCGCGGAAGTAATTCGGAGGAAAGTCCTCTTGCTTAACCTCGGTCCATAGCACGAAATGGCGCCGGTCATCTTCCGGGAGATACAACCCGCCACCTTCTTCGTTGCTGGTGTAGATGAATCCGACCAGATTCTTGATCCTGAATTTCTTCAGGTTCTTCGAGTTGATGTCAAAGACGTTCGGCGGAGCGGCGAGATAGCGCTTGGTCTTGTTGTAGAACGATAGGCGGCCATGCTCGCCCGTGTCGTGCGATTCGCTTACTCTGGTAATGACGGCTTGAAGATAGTCGTTCCAATCCGTGTACAGGTCGGCAGGCCCGATTTCCTTCACGTTGGCTGGACCGACTGCTATCACCACCGGCTCGATGATGGAATCCTTTCCGATTCCGGGCGCTCCGCACATGACGAGCGCGTAGTTGACCTTCTCTTGTGGACGCTGCACACGATGGGCGAGCCAGTCCATGAGCAGATCGGCTTCCGTGAGGTAGAGCTTGTGTATGTGATCGCACCACGGCTGAGCCTTCGTTGCCTCGCCCTGATATTTGCGCGGTCCTGAGTAGAGGTTCGCTATTCGCAGCCCGGCCTTCGGTTGAAATATGCCGCCTTCGTCCATAGCAACGTTCTCGATGATCGGGTCGAAGCCGGGCAACCAAGTCATCTGAGTTACCGTCGCGTGCCGCTCTATATAGCGGGACGGCTTGACCGCTCTTTCCACCTCAACTTCTGAACCGTCCTTGAGCTTCTTCTTCACCTTCACCACGTCCCAAGGAAGCACCTTGTTGACGGCTTCCTCTGTCCACAGCGCCTTGGTGGGGAGGCAGAGGTATAGATTCAGCGGGGCGACAAACAGGAAGTCGGCTTTATCGAATCGATGCTTCGGCTCCGGTAAGTGGTGGCCCTTGTCCTTCAACCACGCCTCAAGATCGCGGATGCCGCGCTTATCGATGCAGTGGCCGTGAAAGCACTTGAACCCGCCCTTGAAGGCGTTGTTCTCGTGCGGGCCGAAGAAATGCGCGTCACCCTTCCCGGTCGTGTGCTCTGACGCCCAGGGGCACATCGGCAGTGAGTAACGCCGCTCCTGCCCGATGGGACCTCTTGGTGCTAGGCCCTCTTTTACGAGAGCGTCCAGAATCGCGAGTTCCAATTCTTCCGTTCCTTCCGGCTCGAATACGGTCCGCGGTACCTTCGTGGGTACCGTCACGTCGAGCTTGAAGGCGGAGATGATCTGCTCAAGCGTGTAACGTGGTCCGTTCTCCCAGTCGCCCGCAATTCTCACAGGCCATGGTTTTCCGTAAGTCGTCTTGTTGTTGAGGCCGAAGGGAAGTCGCCCATAGCGGGTCACCCCTTTCATCCCCGGATCGGTCTTGACCGTCAGGCCCTGCTCAACCAGAGCATTAACCACTGCATCGAATACGTCTGGATCGACGCAGGGCTGCGAGAGCACGTACCAGAATTGCCACGAGCCTTCCGAGGTTTGCAGCGCGAAGGTCGGCATCAAGCCGATACGGTCGAGTGACACTTTCTGGACCACGTCATCGATCATGAGAGCGTGCGCCAAATGGAACAGCTCGCGCCGTCTCTTATCCCGCGCGTGGGGTGCATCTCGAAAGGTCGAAACGCAGACGTAGTTATTGCGCTTGCGGCCAAGGAGCCTTTCCCCGCCTCCACCAAACTTCTTTCCTCCCCAAGCGACGGCTGACGCCTTACGCCCCTTTTCGGTGGAGGTGTCGAAGGAATCGGGGGGATTGGGGAAGCCCGTTACGTGTGCGTGTTCCCATTGATCACCGAAGATCGCGCGAACGTAGTCTGGAATCCTCGGTTCCGGGAGTGGTCTTGCCTCGGCAAGCAGCACTTGCAGAGCGTGAAGATCGGCCTCCACGGCTCATGCCCCGATCTTCTTCAGGGCAAGGCGCAACGCGCCGACCTGCCACGCGGTGACCCTCGGGCCGATCCGCAGGGGAGGAGGAATGGTGCCGTCCCGACATCTTCGCCATACGGTCGCCGGTGCCACACCGAACAGCGCCATGACGACCGGTAATCTGACATGAGCCGAGTCCGGCAGTTGATCGAAACCTGCCAGAGCGGCCGATGCGGTTAGTGATTTCTTCATCGCTGCCCTCCGCCGTCGAGGTGCAGCAGACGTGTCAGCCGCGCGCGTAGCTTGGGGGAGACAGGTGCCTGCCCAAGTTCAATTCGGCAGACGTAGACCGGCGAGACCTTGAGACGCTGGCTGAGTTGGAATTGGGTCCAGTCTCGGGTTCGCCTTGCGAAACGAACCCTTCGACCGAAACCAGGATCGAGTTGTTGAGTTGCCGCCATCACAATTCACCTTGTCAAAGTGACACAAAGCCGCCGCACGTGCGGCGACCGCCCGGTGATTCATGATGGATTTCTTAATGATTGATGATTTCGGTCTCGCCGTGAGGCCGTTGAAAGGGCACCAGCGGCGTGCGCTCAGCCCGACGTGTGGCCGGGCTGACCGGAAGCGCTTTGAAGCAAAATTAAATCTAACGCAATCCCTTGATCAATTCAACTGGTATTTTAGCTTTGGGCTTTCTTGATCGGGATCACCGCGCCGATCTTACGGATCATCGCGCAGGTCTTCTCCCAATCGCGCATGAGGTTCACGCGCTTCTGAAAGAGGTTGCCACGCCGATAGGCTGCCTCGGTCTTGTCGCTGATCGTGTGCGCGAGGGCCATCTCACAAACGTCCCGCGCGTAATTGGTCGACTCAGCACACCAGTCACGGAAGGTCGAGCGGAAGCCATGCACTGTGAGATCAAGGCGCTCCATTCGTCGCAGGACGGCAGTCATCGACATATCGCTGAGCGGCCTTCCCTCTTTTGTGCCCGGAAACACAAATGGCTCGGCACCGAGCCGAGCGGCATTCATCTTCCTGAGTATCGCGACCGCGTCATCGCTGAGAGGCACGATGTGGTCACGTTTCGCCTTCATCCGCTCAGCCGGAACCGTCCACACGCGCGCCTTCAGATCGATCTCGTCCCACACTGCGCCACGCACCTCTCCCGATCGCGCGGCGGTGAGGATCGTGAACTCGAGCGCCTTTGCTCCGACGCCGTCCTGTTTTCGTAGCGCCTGCATGAATGACCCAATGTCCCGATAGGGGAGGGCCGCGTGGTGCTCGACCTTGGCGATCTTCGAGGGCTTCGCTAGGAGCTGGTCAAGGTGCCCCTTCCATCGGGCCGGGTTCTCGCCATGCCGATACTTGCGGACGGTCGCCCAGGCCAGGACGTTTTCGATACGCCCCCGCAGTCGCGCGGCCGTCTCGGTTTTGGTTTTCCAGATCGGCTCCAGCACCTTCAACACGAGCGGGGTGTCGACGCTCGCCACATTCAGATCGCCGAATACCGGCCCGCAATAGGTTTCAAGGGTGCTCTTCCATTGCGCCCGATGCTTGGGATTGCGCCAGCCATCACCGTGGGCGTCGAGGTAGCCGTCAACGCACTGTCGGAACGTGGTGCGCTTCGCACGATCGGCCCGGCGTGCATCGCGCAGCTCGCGTTTGGCATCGAGCGGATCGATGCCCTGGGTGATCAACTTGCGCTGCTCACGGGCCGCCTCGCGCGCCTCGGCCAACTTCACGTCGGTATGGCTGCCGAGCCCCATGTCGCGCCGGCGTCCATCCCGCATATATCGGAGGATCCAGCTCGCGCGACCGTCGGCCTTGACGGCCAGGTAGAGGCCGGAAGTGCCGCCGACCGCGTGGAGGCCAACCCGACGGCTGAGCTTGGTGGCGGTTTTCTCCGCCACTGGCGCTTTTACTTGTCCCATCAATCATCCCATCAATCAGACTGAGATTTAATGATAGATTGGGATGCGATCTGATTTCACTCATCCGGATGAGGGCCAGAGAACCAACGAGTTATGATCCGGCGTGATGCGAGATGGCTTCTATTCCCGAAGACGCCCTCTCCGCCAAGTCAAGCCCCTAAGGGCCTGTAACGTCTTGTTTTCAATTCTCTGCCCTGGGTCTTACCCAGTA